TCTGATTTGGGACGGTCTATATTTGATAGACCGAAGCCACTGGCAGATGCGACTATGAAGCGAATTGCAAACGGAATTCGAAAATATATCATTGAAAATCCTGCACCATATATTGTAAAGGATGGGGGAAAACTGTTTGTTTCATATTTGGACAAGGCATATGGCGGAAATTATGCAGGCTGTGGGAGCGACTTGAGTAATCCGTGTAGTACTATAACAACTGTGGATCATAACCGACTTGTAACTGCATTTTTGATCCAATACCACGGAGAGACAAAGGCAGGAGAGTCCCGTGGGCAACTTCTGACGGAGCCAATAAAGACCATAGATACCAGCAATCGGTACGGACTCGTAACCGCATTTATTACAAAGTTCTATAAAAGCGGGATCGTACAGGGATGCGATGAACCGTTACACACCATTACAACATCGCCGGGGCATTTCGGACTGGTGAATGTAGTGTTGGATATTGAGGGGGAAAAGTATATCCTGAATGACATCTTCCTCAGGATGCTAAAACCGGAAGAACTGAAACTGATGCAGGGCTTTCCGAAGGATTACATCATTGACCGGGATTACAGGTGGAAATCATATCCGATTACAAAACAGGTGGCACGGATTGGGAACAGTGTTGTGCCGATTATGGCACAGAAACTGGTAGAAGCAAATTGCCCGTATCTGAAGGTTGGAGAACGGTTGCCGAACTTCCGAACAGAGGAAGAAGGGAGTGGGCAGATTAGGTTTGCTTAAGTCATTCACGAGTTGATCGAAAGGAGAGTGGAGATGAAAAATGAAACAAAAAGCATAGTAACGATCATTGAAGAGGTTTGTGAGGACGTTTGCGAAAACTACTGTGAGTACAGAAATACGATAGACGACTACGGTGAGTGTGATGTGCAACGAGAGAGCGGCGAATGTCCGTTAGATCGGTTGAATTAAGTTGATTTTAATGGAGAGGTAAAAATGGAAAGCGATGCGGGAAAAGACGAATCACGGAAACGAATGTACAGAAAGTGTTACGACGTAGAGAAACTGAAAAAATACGTGAATGAAGGAAAGTCGAACGTAGAAATAGCATATTTGTTAGACATATCAGTAGCAACGGTTATAGCTGGAGTGAAAGCGTATGGATTAAAAGGGATGCGGAAACGTGGCAGACCGAAAAAGGAGCTGATACATTGAGCAATACAAACGAACCTAGCGCTGCCGCGCTGATCCGGGCGCAGGGGCAGCAGATCCGGCGAGAGACAACGTGGGAATATTTACAGAGACGATGTGGATTAAGGGGTGATGCGGGTGGACAAGAAAAAACTTGGCCAGTTACGGCCACTGAAGAAAGAGCTGGAGCTGATCGACAGAAAACTGGACAGGCTGTATGAGCGACAGGAGAATGTTCCGGTTGTGATGGGGAAGGTAACAGGTTCGAGCAAGGATTTTCCTTACGTGGAAGTTCGGACAAGCGTCCTAATGGATGAGCCGAAAGAGGCAGATGAGATTGAGAAGCAGATACGGATTCGGGAGAAACGCAGAGAGCGGGTGGAGAGTCTGATCACAGAGATTGAACAGTTCATTGCGGAGATTCCGGACAGCAGAGATCGGCAGATATTTGAACTGATTTACATAGATGGGAAGAAACAGAAGGAGGTTTCTGGAGTTGTGGGGTATAGTCAAGGAAGAGTATCGCAGATTATCAAAGGATATTTGAAAGATTAATACAATTAATAAAAAAAGTATGCTATAATTATTCTAGAGTAATTAGATTAAAGTACTGATTACTTTCCCCCTGCTCTTGCGTAAACCAAGTAAAGACGTCCTGCATTTGCGGGGCGTTTTTTGTTTGCGTATCAGATGAAAAATGTTATAATATCCTCATATACTAATGAGGAGGAAAGATGTAAGGTGAAAGAAACATTGAAAAACGCAGTTGATTTTTGGAAAAGTTTTTGGTGGAAATTACTTGCATTTGTTTTGAGTGGTAGTATCGCTGCATTATTTATAGCAAGCTTCTGTTTGAAAGAAGAATTAAGTCTGTCAGTTATGAATGAGTGGGTAAGTCTTGTTGTTGGAATGGCAGCGCTTATTTTAGGTATTATTTCCCTGATTCTAAGCTTTTATAATGTTGAACAGTCAAATGAAGTACAAAAAGAGACTATTGAAATTATGAATGAGGTTAAAAGTGATATAGAGGAAAAGCTGTCTGAATTGCGGTTAGATATGAATAGGCAGTTTTCTGATATGAAAAATGCCGGATATCGGGGAACAGAGAAATCTTTTGAGGGAGATATAAAAACTGGAGAGTATACCCGAAAATGGGAGGAGATAAAATGAGCAAGTATTTGAATAGTCTTAATGCCGGTATGTTTATTTGCGATGGATACAAAGAAAGAGATGGAAAAATCACAGAACTGATTGGAATGAAAGACAATTTAAGTCTGAATTCAAACAATACGGTTGATTTTTCTTTTATTTGTAATGTTGATTTTGTAGAATTTGAAATACCGAAGAATGGAGGAGAATTATCATTCCGGTTTTATATAAGAACGTTAGGAGGAGAACCGTCATACATTCTTCCCTTTTTCATTGCACAACTTGGATTGATAAAAAATAATGAGGGGGTAATAACACATAGATTTCCAATTATGATGGACGTAAAAGAATTTGAATTCCCTCGTAGAGGAAGATATGCAATAGAAGTTTACAAATATTTTGGAAAGATTGATATGAAAGTGGAAGAAGAAAACAGAGACTTCTATAGAAAACCTGAAAATTTTATTAATGCAATAGTGTTTGAAGTTGTGTAAAAGAGCACCCTCCGGGGTGCTTTTCTCATACATAATTCCATTTCCTGTGCACATACTATTTCCGAGGTGATGGTATGAACAAAAAGCAGCAGGAGCAGGAAAATAGGCAGAAGAACTTGAATAAGTTCAACAGCATAACAGAAAAGGTAAAACCGGAGAATCAGAACCAGACGCACAATGTCCGATCTGAAGCGGTAGAGCCGAAGAACAGACAGGTATAAGGCATCCGAAAGGGTGTCTTTTCTAATGCAAAATTTTAAGTAGAGGAAGGTGGTGAAGTGGCAGGTTATGAAAACATAAAAGATAAAGGATTTGATCATCGAACAACGGACGAACTACGAATTATTACATCAAAAGGTGGTAAAGCAAGCGGAGAAGCGAGGCGTCGGAAAGCAGACTTCCGGAAGACGCTGAACATGCTGCTCACCGCTGAAATAGATAGTGAAGAATGGAAGCCGGTTCTAGAGGCACTTGGTGTTGAGTGTACTTTAGAGTCAGCTCTCTTGATGGCGCAGATTAAAGAGGCGTTGGCTGGAGATACGAAGGCAGCCACCTTTGTTGCAAAATACTCTGGTCAGTCTTCTGAATCTGATGAGAACCGGTTGAACCGTGAAGCAGATACAGAGCTTAAGAAAGCACGCAAGCAGGCGGTTACTGGTGAAAATGAAACGGAAGAGGCTCTTGATAAACTGGATCAGATACTAAAAGAGGTGCGTGATAATGCAGTTAAGCAAGAAACAGAATGAGTATATTGTGAATGCGACGCATCGTTGGAATATTAAATCCGGAGCTGTGCGATCCGGAAAGTCTTATGTCGACACTGCGTTTGTGATTCCTTTCCGGATCAGAGAGCGTGCAGGCAAGCCAGGATTAAATGTGATTCTTGGCGTATCGAAAGAGTCTATCGAACGAAATGTTTTGCAGCCGATGCGAGAGATTTACACAGACAAGTTGATCGGAACGATTAACAACCGGAATGTAGCGCGGATCTGTGGAGAGGATGTTTACTGTCTAGGAGCAGAGAAAATTAGTCAGGTGGCAAAGATTCAAGGGGCATCCATTAAGTACTGCTACGGAGACGAGGTGGCAAAGTGGAACAAGGAAGTGTTCCAAATGTTGAAATCTCGTCTTGATAAACCATATTCCTGTTTTGATGGATCATGTAACCCGGAGCATCCTACACACTGGCTAAAAGAGTTTCTGGATAACATAGAGCTGGATATTTATTTGCAGAGATACACCATTTTTGACAATCCTTTCTTGCCAGAAGAATTTGTGCAGCAGCTCTGCAAAGAATACGAGGGTACAATCTATTATGATCGGCTTATACTAGGAATGTGGAAACGTGCAGAGGGGGCAATCTATAAGCGTTTTGCGGATAATCCGGAT